TTCCTCCACCGCTTCCGTCAGTTCCGCCTCGCGGCGCTCCATTTTGGCCCTGCGCTCCCGCAGTTCGGCCTCTTTTGTTTCCTCCGCCGCCAGCTCTTTGTTCAGATCCCCGATCTTTTTACCGAGGATGACCTGTCTCAATGCCATTCTTTTTTAAGCCTCGCTTTCATCCGCTCTTTCCAGAGCTCGATCTGCCTTTTTTGGATTTCCTGATATTCCGCCGCCCGGGCGGAAATGGCGGTCTCCTTGTACGCCGGGAACGTTACGCAGGACACCTCGTAGAGCTTTACGCGCTCGATTGTCCAATGGACGGCCCCAGTTCCCGGATCCACGTCCGTCCGCTCTTGGAGGATGTCGAAACCGAAGGAGCATTGGCTCACGTCGCCCCGTTGTACCCGCGCATACAGGTTCATTGCGTCGCTGTCCTGCTCGTTGATCTCGATGCTGCCCCACAGGCCGTGCTCGTCCACTCGCAGCGTCATAGTGCCAGCCGTCGTGCGGCCCAGCACCAGACGCGTCTCGTGGTCGATCAGTGCTCGGATATCTCCGTCCAGCGTCCCGTCAAAGGCGTGGCGGTCGATGCTTTCCGTCGCCCCGTCAAAGATCTCGTAGTTGCTGTCGAACACGGCAAAGTAACCCTCGATTTTCTTTTTGCCGTTTTCCTCCCGCGTTTCAAAGCGAGTCGCGCCGCCACGGGTCTGTCGTTCACTCCTCATCGCTCTCACCTCCTCCCACGAGTTTGCCTTGATCTCCCAGACGATCCGCTGGAATGTAGTTTTCCAGCGCCAGCAGCTCGTCCATATCAGGATCCGGCGCAAAGCCCAGCCAGTCGCGCCACTCATTCCGCCGCAGGGCCATGCGGTCGACCATCTCTTTGCCCGCGTTGACCAACTCGCCGATGTCGTAATTGAGCAGGCTCCGATGGTTAAACCGCCAGTACAGATCCGGCGAATACAGGAGCTTTTTTGTCAATTCCTGTTCTATGCTCTTTGCTACGGCCATGACGCGGGTCGATACGAACCAGTTGAACTCCTCCCGCTTGAACTCGCCTACGCCCACCAAAAAAGACGGAACGCCCATCATGGCCGCTACCGCCTTTTTGTCGAGCTCTAGGCTCTTTTCGATTGCCAGATCGTTCAGGGTGAGCGGTTTCACCTGCTCTACGTCTATGGTGTCTGCCGGAATCATCCATGGTTTTCCTGCTTCGCTGTCATCCAGATATTGATCTCTGAGCTTTTTTCGTCCATCTTTGTTATTGAGTTCTTCTAAAAGCCCGTTTACTTTGACGATGACGGACGGTACAGGATTTTTCATGATTGCTTCTTTTGTGGCATTTGTCTGCCGTAGGCTTCGCACCACGTCCGCAAGCGCAACTTGGAACCCCTGTCCCTGCCACGGCTGCTCCGGGTCTGGGCGAATCAGGAAGTGCAGCACTTCGTCCGGGCTGTATTCCCGGCCATTTGCGCGCACTCGATAGCTCTCCCCGTCCTGTCGGAAGCTTACCATGGACGGTTTGACAGGCTGTAGCTCCTCCAACAACTCGCCATTGTAGCGTGGAATCGTCACCTGATTGCCGTGCAGAATCAGCGTAGAAACCAGCAAGGACATGAACGTACTCCGCGTCATGTCCTTGT